CTATTCTTCACGCAGGTGACGAAGGCTCAGGTAAGGACACATTTTGGGCGCCATTCATTTGGGCCATTTGTGGCGACCATTTGAAGAATCGCGGAATTATGGATAACAATTCCGTGAACAGTCAATGGGGTTATCAGCTTGAGTCAGAAGTGCTAATCATCAATGAACTTAAAGAACCTGACGCATCTACACGTCGTCAACTCGCTAACCAACTTAAGCCAATCATCGCAGCCCCACCCGAAATGTTGCCGATCAACCGCAAGGGCTTGCATCCGTACATGATGGCAAACCGCTTGTTTGTGCTTGCGTTTAGTAACGACCCTGTGCCGATCAGTTTAGCTAGCCAAGATAGACGTTGGTTCTGCGTTTGGTCAACTGCACCGCGGATGGAGTCAAACCAGGCAAAGCGAATCTGGGATTGGTACAGATCCGGGGGCTTTGTCGCTATAGCTAAATGGCTCACGTCACGCAATGTGAGCAAGTTCAATCCTAGCGCGCCTCCAATGTGGACAGAGTTCAAAGCGAACTTGGTCGAGCATGGAATGTCTATGGCGGAATCGTTCTTAGTTGAAATGCTCAAAAATAAAACAGGCGAATTTAGTCGCGGGGTTATTGGCTCACCTTTTCATTCTTTGTGCGATCGCTTGGCGGGGCAAGCTCCAAGCGGGGTCAAAGTCCCTCAGGCTGCGCTACTCCATGCGCTTAAAGAGGCGGGTTGGATCGACTGTGGACGCATCAAGTCAAGGGAATTTGACACCAAGAAGCACGTTTTCGCGTGTCCTGATATGGCTGATCTAGGTAAGTCTGAACTGCGTAGGCTAATTGAGGAGAACCCTCCGCCTAAGATGGTTCTAGTCAAGTAAAAGAAAAGCCCCGTGAAGGGGCTTTTTAGTGAGTATAAGGAGTCAGAGTTCCCACATGAGGATTAGTATCTCTATGACAATCAACGCTAGCAAATAGATCATCTAAGCGCCTCCGCTAGCTTGATGGGGTCTTGGCTCTCAAAGAACTCTTTGAGCGTGTCTGTGACTGTTGGCGGGGGTTCCTTTTCTAAGCGTGTTTGGAGTTCTTCTAGCTTTATTTTCATTTCAGCATAAAAGTCTTTTTTATTGTCGTATCCGATGTCCTTATACGTCTGACCATAAGACAGGTCACAGATCTCGAAATAAATTTCGGTCACAAGTTCTTCTATATATTTGTTCATTTGAATATCCTTTTCTCTACTGTTCCGTTAACTTTGCGAGCGAATGTGGTTGCGTTGGCTTTGGTTGTGAATCGTCTACAAGCTAGCGACTCAATTCCGCTCATATAGGTTGTGTAAGTTACGCTCCACATTATTTAGTCGCCTCCAAAAAATGAGTTGCAACTCGCCTGAGAATCTCAAGCGCCTCTATATATTCAATCTCGCCTTCGTCCCATTGTGTATAGATATCGTTTACAGACGCGTGTAGATCGTCTAAGGGGTTGGTGTTCATAGCTCGCTCCGATCTCTGTAGCCTTGGTTTAGTTTGATCTCTTGCACATAAATATCTATGTTGCTTTCATCTTTCCACCAATTGATAGAAATTTGATATTGTTTGCCGTGCTTTCTAAGGGTTCTATGTAGGGCGGTTAAGGCTTGCGCCTCCGTTTCGCCTAGCGCCTCAAAGCTGAATCGACGGCTTTCGCCTACTGCTAAATAAAAGGTTTTCATACGCTTACACTCCTGTTTTCTTTCATCATTAGATCGTCAGTTACTTCGGTGAATGTCCAACAATCGCCATCGTGCCAAGTGCCTAGATGACGATCCTTTCGGTCGTAATACAAGTGAATAGGCTTATCAGAGCCACAACCCCAAGCCCTCTCAAAGTGTTTTCGATAGCCTAGAGGTTGGTTGGCATTGATGTTGTAGAGCAAAGCCTCAAAAGCTTTTTTGCTCATGTTTTTGTAGTTGGTTGTAGACATTATTTGACCCTCATCATGGCTAAATTGTCGAGGTTGAAAGCGTCGTTAATAGCGCAATCTTTGAAATATTCCTCGATATGCTCATAAAAATCAGCGCCATCGAACTCATCAACGTCAAGGTATAGGCTATCCCCATACTTAGCCTTGAGGCTCTCTATCGTGTGCAGTTCGACTATCTCGCCATTGTTCCATTCACAAGCGTAGATGCGTTCTTTTATGTCGGATAAATCAAGTGGAAATGTGATCATGTTAAAACCCTCCTAATAAGCCATAAGCAAGAAATGCGCCCAAGATCGCGCCCATGATGCAAGCGCCCAAAACGTCTAAAAATGTGGTCTTTTTATCCATGATTAAATCCATTCGTGGCGATATTGTTTAGATGGATTTATGGCGCGCAAGATGTTGTGAACGATATGAAAGCCCATATCCATACCACAACCACGCACAACAATTCCGTTGTGTTTGCCTTGTTTCATTCCAAGCGCAGTAGATACTAAATAATCCAAATGGATAATTCGACCTGCATCAATCATCTTGACGCTAATTTCACGTTGCATTCCTGAGGTAGAAACGTGGCGAATAACTGTGTAAATAGTATCGCTAGGAATATCACGCAAGATTTTGTCCAACTCTAGTCTAGCGGTTTCTTGGTCTTTTTTAGATGTCATTTTGTAGTGCCTTTCGTGTAATTTAGTGAACTTTATGGGTCGTGCAACCCCCATAAATAAGATCGTAAAGGATTCTTTTACACAACACAAGCGATATTTGTAAAAAAGATACAAAAAGATTTGTGGACAACTTTGGGGGGTTTGTGGATAGCGTGTGGACAATCGCGCCAGGCAGAATGACCCACGCTTGGAGCCTTTTAAAACCTAGCTTTTGGGTAGTTTGTGGACAATGTGGACAACTATTATTAGTTATTTAATGAAAACCACATATTTATATATGACTCTACGCGGATGTTACAAGTCAGCGACTTAAAACACCTTGTCCACATTGTCCACCTTGTCCACACTTTTCAAGCTGACACTCTCAGCTTTGGGAAATTCCCCTCAGTTTGTGGGTCATGTGGACAACCTAAAAAGTAATTGTCCACATTGTCCACAAATAGGAAACAAGCCTCCGCCCCCAAGCCTGTTAGCTATCAACTAAAAACAGATTGTCCACATTGTCCACATTGTCCACACCCATATAGAATAAGGGCTTGCGGTCTGTTGCTACCCGCCAAGCCTTATGCAGCCTAGCCTGGTTACGCAGCCGAAAATCATTTTCATTTCTAGGCCCCCGGGTAGGTCACGGCGCAATGGTCAAATGTCTACGGAGGGATTGCACAAACTTTTTATTTTTTATTAGAAAGTGATAACATCACACTCATGTTTGTATCGTTTCCTTATGAACCTCGTAAGCTGCAAGCTACAGAGTCACGGCTTGAAGCAATCAAGAAAGCCGCCAAGCTCGGTCTTAAGGGAGATTCGTTGGCGTTAGCGGCGGGGATGCTCCCCACCGAATATCGTCAGTTAGTACAGTTCGACCCCATCGCTGAATGGGCAGAATTAACAGGCAGAGCCGAAGGTGAATATGAAGCTAGCGAACTGTTGCATACTGCTGCACAAAACGGTGACTCCCGTGCAGCCCTCGCCATCTTGCAAAACGTCCACGGATGGGTTGCCAAACAACAACTATCCATCGACGTTGAACAGCGCATCTCGATCACCGCTGCTCTCGAGCAAGCCCAGAGCCGAGTCATCGACGCCCTCACCCTTGATAGTGAACCTGAAAGCGTAGAATACAAACCTGTTAAAGAAAAGAAAGCAGCGTAATGGCAAATGCTTTAGCACCCCAACCCGTCAATGCGCTTGCAACTTTAAATCAAGATGCAAATCCTTACGTTACTTCATTAATGGCAAAAGCGCGTCAAGCGTATCCTTTTATTGATAAGCACAAACCGCAAGTTGTGGTTGGTACTGATGGACAAGGTTATGCTGAAACATACCCTATCGGCGAAACAGGCGCACCATTACCCGGCGGCGGGTTTTCGCGCCCAGCGTCATTGCCAATAGATCAAGTAGGCGTAGAAATCTATCGCCCTGGCGACTTTACGCACCACGATTTAGCTGCCGAAATGTTGCACATAGACCCTGTGGCTAACTCTGTGCGAGAACAGCTAATGCAAAGCTGGACACCCAAACAACTTAAGGTGCTTAAAGAACACGCGCTAGATTACCAAGCTACGTTAGATGAAGGACGCCCCGAAACCGACGCTATTCAAAATGCTACAGATTCTGCGTTGCGCGGCTACACTGTAGGGCAATGGCCTGAAAAGATTAATAAAGCAATTGGTTATGATTCCAAACAGTTACAAATGCTTGACGCGTTAAAAAGCTACATGACGACGCCAGCCAAATAATGCAGACTACCCGCTATTCCGCGCAAGATGAACAAGAACTCATGGCGCGGTTATGGTCGCCAAGCATCAAGGACAACCCGCTAGCGTTTGTGATGTTTGCTTTTCCTTGGGGGCAACAGGGTACACCGCTAGAACACTTTACTGGCCCACGCAAGTGGCAGCGCCAGGTCTTGCAAGACTTGGCAGATCATATTAAAACGAACAACGGCAACGTTGACTTTGACGTCCTTAGATTAGCGATTGCCTCTGGTCGTGGTATTGGTAAGTCGGCGCTAGTTAGCTGGCTAGTCCTGTGGATGATGACAACCCGCATCGGGTCAACGGTCATCGTGTCGGCTAATAGCGAGAGCCAGCTTCGCAGTGTCACATGGGCTGAGATTACTAAATGGTCGTCGATGGCGATTAATACATACTGGTGGGAGATATCAGCAACCCGCGTGATGCCTGCCAAGTGGTTGACTGAGCTAGTTGAGCGTGACCTCAAGAAAGGCACCCGCTATTGGAACTTAGAAGGCAGGCTTTGGTCGGCTGAGAATCCTGACTCGTTCGCTGGTGTGCATAACTATGATGGCGTGATGGTGGTGTTTGATGAGGCGTCAGGTATTGACGACTCCATCTGGGCGGTGACATCAGGCTTCTTCACAGAGAACACGCCTAACCGCTTTTGGTGTTGTTTTAGTAATCCACGGCGTAATACGGGCTACTTCTACGAAGCCATCGAAGGTAGCAAGCGTGACTTTTGGCAATCTAGGCAAGTTGACGCTAGGGATGTAGAAGGCACGGATAAGAACGTCTATAACCAGATCATTGAAGAATATGGCCCTGATTCGTATCAGGCGCACGTGGAAGTGTACGGCTCCTTCCCATCGGAAGGCGACGATCAGTTCATATCGTCAACCTTGGTCGATGACGCAATGAAGCGCCCTAAGCACCAGGACGACTCCGCGCCCATCGTGATTGGCGTTGACCCAGCAAGGTTTGGTTCGGACTCTACTGTTATTGCAGTGCGTCAAGGACGGGACATCATAGAGATTCGCCGCTTCAAAGGTGATGACACCATGACTGTCGTTGGTCATGTGATTGAAGCGATAGATCAGTATCAGCCTGCGGTTGTGGCAATCGACGAAGGCGGTCTTGGCGCTGGCGTGGTTGATAGACTCAAAGAACAACGCTATAAGATCAGGGGGGTTAACTTTGGGAATAAGTCTAAGAACCCCATGATGTATGGCAACATGAGAGCGCAGATTTGGGGACAAATGAAGGATTGGCTTAAGACTGCCTCGGTATCTAAAGACAAGATGCTTAAGACTGATCTCATCTCCCCGTTAATGAAGCCTGACTCTAAGGGCGCTATTTACTTGGAATCCAAGAAGGATATGAAAGCGCGTGGTTTGTCTAGCCCAGACAGCGCAGATGCCATCGCATTAACTTTTGCGTTTCCTGTTGCAAACCGTGAAAGTCGTACTACAATCCGTAAACAAACGTATCAGTCGCAAAGCGCAGCCCTTAATTCATGGATGGGGAGCTAATATGTGGAAAACTGTTTTAGAACTTTTTAACTTCGGCCGTAAAAAGCCTAAACCCAAGGAGCAATCATGCCTCTCAAAAAAAGTACCAGCAAAGAAGCCTTCAAGTCGAACATTCGCGCAGAAGTCAAAGCCGGTAAACCCATCAAGCAAAGCGTTGCCATCGCCTACAGCGAAAAAGCCCAAGCCGCTAAAGGCAAAACCAAAAGCAAAGGAAAAAAATAATGGCTAAGTTACCTACTAAAACCCGTAATTCTTTGGCTAAGTCCGAATTCGGTATGCCAGGCGAACGTAAGTATCCAATGCCTGACCGCGCCCATGCAGCAAATGCTAAAGCCCGTGCAAGCCAAGAAGTTAAAGCAGGTAAACTGTCGCCATCAAGTAAATCCAAAATTGATGCTAAAGCAAACAAAATTCTAGCAAAGAAAAAATGAGCTTAAAGCCTCTTAGTAATTGCGTATTGATTCGTCAAGATATAGAAAAGTTATCTGAATTAATAGTTTTACCCCAAAATAAGTTATTTAGCGGTATTATTGTGGCAATTGGTGAAGGCAAAAAAAATCTAAAAGGATTTATTGAGCCGATGAACGTCAAAGAGGGCGACCACGTGCTATTCGGAGAACATTCGGGGCAGCGAGTCACTATTGATGGCGAAGAACTATTGATAATGCGCGAGCCTGATTTGATTGGAATACTAAATGGCGTATGACCAAACTTCGATGAATATTGTTGGCAAAGTAGCCAACGTCGGTAGTAATCCTACTACTACTCCAAATGAGCAGTCAGATGTAATGGCAACTATGCGCCATCGCTTTACTATGGCGATGTCAGCATATTCAGAAAGCCGTGAGGATGAGCTAGATGACCTTCGATTTATGGCTGGTTCTCCAGATAATCAGTGGCAATGGCCTGCTGACGTATTGGCAACTCGCGGATCTGTTCAAGGGCAGACCATCAATGCAAGACCTTGCCTTACTATTAACAAACTTCCCCAGCACGTTCGTCAAGTAACGAACGAGCAACGCCAAAATCGACCCTCTGGAAAAGTAATCCCGTGCGATGACAAAGGCGATGTAGAAGTAGCAGAGATTTTTGAAGGTATGGTTCGCCATATCGAGTATATGTCGGACTCGGATGTCGTCTATGACACCGCTTGCGAAAACCAAGTCACCTATGGTGAAGGGTATTTTCGCATTTTGACTGAGTTTTGCTACGATGATTCTTTTGACCAAGATATTCGTTTAGGTCGTATTCGCAACGCTTTTAGCGTCTATATGGATCCAATGATTCAAGATCCGGCTGGATCTGACGCTGAATATTGCTTTATTAGCCAAGATATTGAAAAATCGGACTACGAGCGTCAATTCCCTGATGCCGCGCCCATTACTTCAATGTTATCCCAAGGTGTAGGTGATGAATCCCTATCCCAATGGATTAACGAAGATACTATACGAATTGCGGAGTATTTTTACTATACGCACACCCCAACTAAGCTAAATTTGTATCCTGGCAATCAAGCGTTTTACGCTGATAGTCCAGAAGATAAGCAAATGAAGCAACATGGGCTAAAACCTGTCAAAACCCGTATTGTGGATGTTAAAAAAGTTATTTGGTTAAAGACCAATGGCTATGAAATCCTTGAAGAACGTGAATGGGCAGGCAAATGGATCCCCGTGATCCGTGTTGTAGGCAACGAATTTGAAGTAGATGGTCGCATTTATGTGTCTGGTTTGGTTCGTAACGCTAAAGACGCACAAAGAATGTACAACTACTGGGTATCCCAAGAAGCAGAAATGCTTGCTTTGGCTCCAAAAGCACCGTTTATTGGGTATGGCGGTCAGTTTGAAGGATACGAACAAAATTGGAAAACTGCAAATACGACTAATTGGCCGTATTTAGAAGTTAACCCCGATGTTTCCGATGGTATGGGTACGCCTTTGCCATTACCGCAACGCGCCCAACCACCTATGGCTTCAAGCGGTCTTTTGCAAGCTAAAGCGGGCGCAAGTGATGATATCAAGTCCACTACTGGACAGTATGACTCGAGCTTAGGTGCCACAAGCAACGAACGCTCGGGGAAAGCTATTTTAGCAAGAGAGAAACAAGGCGATGTGGGTACTTATCACTATGGTGATAACTTAACCAAAGCCATTCGCTATGCAACTCGTCAGCTAATCGACTTAATTCCTAAGATTTACGATACAGAGCGTATTGCTCGTATTGTTGGGATTGATGGCGAAGTATCAATGGTTAAGATTAATCCTGAACAGCCCGAAGCAGTTAAGAAAATCGTTGACCAGCAAGGCACCGTACTTGAGAAAGTCTATAACCCAAGCGTCGGTGTCTATGATGTTGTGGCTACTACAGGCCCAGGCTATATGACTAAACGCCAAGAAGCTATGGATTCAATGGCTCAGATTTTGCAAGGTAATCCTCAGTTATGGTCTGTTGCCGGCGATCTATTTGTTAAAAATATGGATTGGCCTGGCGCTCAAGAGTTAGGTGACCGCTTGGCTAAGACGATTGATCCGAAGTTACTAGCAGTCGGCGATGAAGATCCAGCCTTGGCTGCGGCGCAACAACAAATCCAAGCTATGAGCGGCGAAATGGATGCAATGCACACAATGTTGCAAAATGTGGGTAAATCCATTGAAATGCAGGACTTAGAACGCAAAGACTTTGAAGCACAAATTAAGATGTTTGATGCTGAAACTAAGCGTTTATCTGCTGTTCAAGCCTCTATGTCACCAGAGCAAATCCAAGACATCGTACTTGGAACTGTACATGGCATGATGACTAATGGCGACTTGGTAAACGCAATGCAACGCGATACAGCGCAAGATATGCAAGAGGAAGATCAAAAAGAGCAAGAAATGAATCAACCTCAAGGCCAAGCGCCACAAGGTATGCCCCCACAAGGTATGCCCCCACAGGGACAGCCAATGCCGCCTGAACAAATGCCACCACAAGGGATGCCCCAATGAAAGCCGCTGATTTTGTAGGAATTTTGTTTTTAGCCCGTGATGTAACCCATTCGGTTCATCTCAATACACGTAGCTATGCCAAACATAAGGCTTTGCAAAAATTTTACGAGAGTATTATTGACCACGCTGATGATTTTGCAGAGGCATATCAGGGACGGCATAATTTAATAGGCCCTATAAGCCTAATGTCGGCTAAGAAAACATCAAATATTATTGAATTTCTCGAATCACAGCTTGCGGAAATAGAAGGTGCGAGATATGATGTTTGTGAGAAAACCGATACAGCGCTGCAACAGATTATTGATAATATTGTTCAGCTTTACTTATCTACGCTCTATAAATTACGCTTTTTAGCATAAGGAACCAAACATGGAACTTTTACATCCTCTAGCCGACGCTGAATACCCAGCCGGATCCGTTTCTAGCGGATCATCCGCGGCTACTGTTGGTACTTGGAATCCTGGGCCACAAGGCGTGTTAGTTTGGGCGACCCAAGACGTTTATGTTGCTGTCGGTGTCGGCGCTGTTGCTACAACCACAAGCACTCCTATTCCAGCTTACACACCAATTCCTTTTTTCGCACCCCAAACAGGTAGCGGCGCGCCTTGGTGTGTAAGTGTATTACAAATATCTGCGGCTGGCGTTGCTTACGCTAAACCGATTAATATCCGATGAGCTGGGGTGTTGGACTTCGCACTGGTGTAGCTGTAGGGCTAGGCAGTATTGCCTCGTTCTTTTCAGGCTATGGTAGAGATCAAGAGCTTAATAACTTGATTACCGAAGCTGGCGCTAATTTAGTACAACAAAATGGCTCATTTATTTTAGTTTAAGGACTTATCATGGCAGACGTCAAAATCTCAGGTTTACCCGCCTCAACAGTTCCGTTAGATGGCACCGAGGTACTGCCAATTGTTCAAGGTAGTACAACTAAACAAGTATCTATTACTAATGTGACCGCTGGACGGGTAATAGCCGCATCAGGCATTACAACAGATACTTATAAAGCCGCATCTTCTGCTGGCGGTACATTGCAGTCTAATAATGGAACTGCTTGCCTTCAATGGGGCGCTGGTGGTGGGTCAAATGTTATTCTTGACGGCGGTGTATCTTTAACTGCGGCTAATGTGGCAGCAACTTTTAGCCCTACAGGTACAGGCACCGTAACAATTAGCCCAACTGGTGCTTTAACTATTAACCCAGTAGCTGCTAGTACCATTAATAACACTTCTATTGGTGCTACTACAGCCTCTACAGGTAAATTTAGCGCAGTCACAAATACTGCGTTAACAAGTGGCCGCGTAACGTATGCTTCTACAAGTGGCTTATTAGCTGACAGCGCTGGACTTACTTTTGATGGTACTAATTTAACTCTTGGTACATCTAATGGTGGAATTATATTTAATAATTCTTCAGCGCTAGCCAATTCCACATTAAATGACTATGAAATAGGCACCTGGTTTCCAAATCAAGGTTCTGGCTTAACTCTTGTCGGCGCATTTGGTTCATCTGGTAAATATACAAAAGTTGGAAGCCTTGTAACTGTAGCAGGTATTGTTTCAGGTGCTATTAGCGTTGCTTTGGCTTCTAATGGTGTACTGTGTACTAATTTACCATTTACATCTACTGCAGGTAATTATTATTCAGGTACTTTATTTAATAATAATGCCGCTATTTCAATAATATACGCAGGTTTAAGCGGTACAGACGTAAACAACACCATAGGCGCCGTAGCTGCATCAACAACCATATTTTTTAGTATTACATACCGCGCATCTTTTTAATTAACCCCTATTAGGTTAATCGGACAATTAGGAGAATCAAAATGGCACTACAACAAACAACAGTAATAGACAAAATTGAAATAGTAGAAAATGGTACTTTGCAAGTGCGTCAACGTACTGATATTTTTGATGATGCAAACCCGTCAGCAATTTTAGCGTCAAATTACCAAAGAAATTCTTTAGCGCCCGCAAGTGATTTAGCAGGTCAAGAACCTAAAGTAGTAGCTATTGCTAACGCAACATGGACACCAGAAGTAATCGCCTCATACCAAGCAGAGCAAGCTAAAAATGCGTTGCCGATTTCGTTGGTTTAAGAAGTTATTAAGGGAAATAAAATGACTGTCAATTTATCGTTATTTGCTGGTGCAGGATGGCAATTTTTTGATAATAATGGTACTCCGTTATCTGGCGGCCTTGTTTACACTTACGCTGCTGGTACAACTACGCCTGCGACTACGTATACTACCCTTGCTGGCAATGTAGCTAACGCAAATCCAATCATATTAGATTCAGCAGGCCGTGTTCCTAATGAAATATGGCTTACTAATCTTCTTTCGTATAAGTTTGTTTTAAAAGACGCAACTTTAGTTACGATTGGAACTTACGACAATATTTTTGGTGCTAATGACTCATCGGCGATAGATGCTTTTAAAGTAGACCTTGCAAATTCAAGCAACCCCGCACTTGGCGATGCTTTAGTTGGGTTTAGACAGTCTAATGCGGCTGGAAATTTAACAGGATCCGTAGGCAGCACGGTTCATTCTAAATTACAAGAAATTGTAAGCGTTAAAGATTTTGGCGCAAAAGGCGACGGAACTACTGACGATTACGCGGCTATTACAACTGCTATTGCTAATTCGCAGTCTATTTACTTTCCTAATGGTACATATAACCATTCGCAGACTATTAACTGGACTAAATTTGGTATACAAGTTAATTCTGAAAGTGAAGCTGGCGTAGTTTTTCAACATACTGGTACAGGTGTTGCCCAAAAACTAGATGGTGGAAACATAGTTACGGCTGCTGCAAGTTATAATGCTAGAATTGGGCCATTTAGAATTAATGGAAATGCTAATACAACCAATGGTTTTGAAGTAACAAATTGCCATAATTGGGAAATTAATATTACCGTTAATAATGTTTCAGGCGTTGGTTTTTTAAGCCGATTTGCTATTGATGGCATATTAAACTTCAAATCTACACCAAACGGTGGTTATGGAAGTTCACCTCAATTAAGCAGAGGTATTCAATTAGACGGAAATTCAAGAAGTTTCAATGGTCAAATTAATAACGGTGTTGCTGGCGGTGGAACGCCTGGCACAGTATTAACCGTATTATCTATTGCGGCTGACGCTGCGCCTTTGGCAATTGGTATGGTTGTTACCGGCGTTGGTGTTATTGCTGGAACAAAGATTACCGCTTTTGGTACAGGTACGGGCGGTGTTGGTACTTATACAGTAAGTATTAGTCAAGATGTAGGCGGCGCTGGCGAATTGATGTACGACAACGGCGTTACTGGCCCAACTAACGGTGTGCTTGTTATAGCCCCAATTGTGGTCGGTTGTTCTGATGTAGGTATTTATTTAGGAAATGCTGGCGGTAATGTACTTGAAAAGCCCGAAGTAGAAACTAATGGTACATACAACATTTATTGCAAGCCAAACGTAGCTATCTTAAACCAAATTAATTCGCCTTATTCCAATGGTGATATGGTTGATTATGGTTCAAATAATCTTTGGACTAATATGGTTAACGGCGGCACTTTCTATTTAGGTGCTTCAGGCGCAGGCGCTTATATGCCAAGAGTTATTGGCGGCCAAACAACTAATCTTAATATTCAAGCAAGCACGGTTAATGCTTATATTCGTGGTTTAGTTTATGCGACTACTATTACTGACTCAAGTACAACAAGCGATTTAGATATTGGAAAGACAGATGCAACCTTTCCAGTAGGGCATACTTTCCAAACAATTTATATTGCTTGTGCTGAAGTAATTGGTCAGTTAAGAAATTATGCTCAAGAGCTTACAGCTTCAGGTGCTTTTAGTAATAATATAAGCCAACTTCAGTTAAACCATGCTACGGTGCCTATTGTAGCAACTTGGCCTACTGCTCCCGTTCAAGGAAGATTAGCTTATATTATTAATACAAGCGCAACAGGTACAGCCGCGCACAGTGTTAAGTTACCAGCCGGTGTTACTTTTGACGGCACTAATAATACAGTTACTTTAAACGCTCCTGATGAAGCTGTTTCTTTAAATGGAAGTAGCACAACTAGATGGCGCGTTTTATCTTTTGTTGGTTCACCAACATATAGTATTACTTAACAATACCTTTATTTAAGGTTAGAATTATCGTAAACGTACTAGCCGTTAGCTAGGGTTTCTTTAGGAAACATCGAAATGGACGAAAGTCAAGAAGTAGTACCAGCGGAAGTATCCGCGCCAGAACAGGTGGCAACGGCTGCACCTGAAGCTGAAGAAGTAGCGCCGGAAGCAGAAAAGCCCGTAGAAGCGGCAAAAACCTTCTCGCAAGAGGATGTAGATGCGCTAATTGGGAAACGACTTGCTAGAGAACAACGTAAGTGGGAAAGAGAACAGACCGCTAAAACTGCCGAAATGCAGGTTAAGCGCGCTCCGGTTGAAATCCCGCCGATTGAGCAGTTTGCTTCACCTGATGATTATGCCGATGCTTTGGCAGAAAAGAAGGCAGAAGAATTGCTTGCTAGGCGTGAACAAGCGAAAGCACAGTCTGCAATCATTGAGTCCTACCACGACCTTGAAGAAGAAGCACGGGTAAAGTATGACGATTTTGAACAAGTCGCCTATAATCCCAAGCTCCCAATCACGGACGCTATGGCTCAAACGATTCAAGCTTCAGATGTTGGCCCCGATATGGCTTATTACCTAGGGTCTAATCCGAAAGAAGCAGATCGTATTTCTCGTTTATCGCCACTTTCGCAAGCCAAAGAATTAGGGAAGATTGAGGCTAAATTAGCCGATAATCCTCCTGTAAAAAAGACTTCGAGCGCTCCAGCACCAATTGCTCCTGTCACGGCACGATCCTCTGGGTCGCCTAGTTTAGATACAACTGATCCTCGATCTATTAAAAGTTTGAGTACATCAGAATGGATTGAAGCTGAACGCCAAAGACAGGTCAAGAAGTGGGAAGCGCAGAGAAACCGCTAACTATTTTTTAATTAGGACTTTATTATGTCAAATTCGATCTTAACCATCGACATGATTACAAGAAAAGCTCTCGAAATCCTCGAGAATAATCTTGTACTCACACGTAACGTAAACCGCCAGTATGATGACTCTTTCGCTGTTGAAGGTGCCAAAATTGGTTCAACCCTGCGTATTCGCTTACCAGACCGCGCTTTGGTAACTGATGGTGCCGCCTTGCAAGTTCAAGACGATAACGAACAGTACACAACTTTGACTGTAGCATCACAAAAACACATCGGTGTGAACTTCACATCCGCTGAGTTGACAATGCAGTTAGATGACTTCGCAGAACGCGTACTCAAGCCACGTATTAGCCAATTGGCATCTTCTATTGATGCTGACGTAGCTAACGCTTACAAAGCTATTTATAGCTCAGTAGGTACACCTGGTACAACTCCAGCTACTTCTTTGGTTCTGTTGCAAGCGCAACAAAAACTGAACGAAAACGCCGCTGTTATGTCCCCACGTTACGCTACTGTTAACCCAGCAGCCAACGCAGGTTTGGTTGAAGGCATGAAAGGTCTGTTTAATCCTACAGACACAATCAGCCGTCAATTCAAGAATGGCATGATGGGTATGGGCGTATTGGGCTACGAAGAAATCAACATGAGCCAGTCTATCAAGCAACATACAACTGGTACTTGGGGTACAACTATCACTGTAACTACTACTGTAGCTGCACAAGGTCAAGCTACTTTAGGTCTGAGCTTTACAGGTTCTTCACAGTCATGGAACGTAGGCGACGTATTTACTGTTGCTAACGTGTACTCAGTTAACCCACAAACCCGTGAATCTACAGGTTCTTTGCAACAATTCGTAGTTACTGCTGCCGTTACTGCGCAGAACGCTACAACTACTGTTTCAATCAGCCCAGCGATTTACACATCAGTTAATGCTTTGGCAACTGTGGATTCATTCCCTGTTGCTGGCGCCGCTGTGACAATGTTAGGTGCAGCTACTACTCAGTACGCTCAAAACTTGGTTTACCACAAAGATGCGATTACTTTTGCAACCGCTGACTTGTTGTTGCCACAAGGTGTTGACATGGCTTCCCGCCAAGTTCATAACGGTATTTCATTGCGTGTTGTACGTCAGTACGATATCAATAATGACCGTTTACCTTGCCGTATTGACGTTCTGTATGGTTTTAGCACGATTCGTCCAGCAATGGCTTGCCGTATCTGGGGTTAATCAAAATGCTTCCGCGCAAGCGGGAGCTTTTTAAATCAATTTTTTAAGGAAATATATCATGGCACTTCCAAATGGAGCAGGTGGCTATCAAGTTACCGATGGCAATTTATCAGAAGCAACTATTGGCGTTCAAGCAGCGCCAGTAACATACGCAGCAGCAGCATCACCTTTGTTATCTGCTGATTTGACTAACGGCATTATCTATTACACAGGCAGTGGTAATAACCTGCAATTACCTTTAGGTGTTGATTTAGATGCTGCTATTTCAAGTGCAAAAACCAATAGCTCTATTGATTTCAATATTATTGCTAATGGTGGTACAGCAACAATTACAACTAATACTGGTTGGACATTGATTGGTACTATCACGGTTCCTACTACCACTTCTGGCGCTTTTCGCGCTCGTAAGACCGGTACAGGCACTTGGACTTTGTATCGCATCTCGTAATGTAATATCCCGCCCTTCGGGGCGGGTTTTTAAAAGGAAAAATCATGCCAAATACCAAAGCTATTGGCGTTGCGTATAGCGACCCTCAATTTGATAGTTTGACCGTTACGGGCGCAACTTCGTTGCAAACACTAACAACTATTGCTAGTAGTAGTACAAGTTTTAGCGGAACAACGGTTACTGCTACAGGAAATCTTGTAATTGCATCTGCTACTATCGCCGCTGCTGGGTCAACTAATGCTGACGCTGCTGCAATCGCTGGTGGTTTTACATTGGTTACCGCAGCCGATGCAACTAAAGGCGTAATTCTTGCTGCCCCTGTTGCTGGTACTGTAGTCATCATTAAAAATGGTGATGTAGCAAACGCTGTTTTAAAAGTGTATCCTAATTCGGGCGCTTCTATTAATGCTTTAACTGCAACAACTGGTGCATATAGTATGGCTGCTAAAACCTCTATGGTTCTTGTAGCTTACAGTGCAACACAATGGTATACCGTACCGTTGGTAGCATCTTAATAAAAATAGGGGGTTCGCCCCCTATCTAACTAAAGAAATTATGCCAATTATCTATATGAAGCACCCCATTCACGGCGCTAAAGTCGCTACAATGGAGGCTGAAGCAGAACATGACGAAACGCATGGTTGGGAACGCTACGAACTGGATACGCAACCAGAACCCGTAGTTGAGTTAGAAGAAATGCTTGCGGCTCCTGTTAATACACTGGAAGTGAAAAGACGTCGTAAAACTTCAGCGTAAAGGAACACGTAATGCAAAAATATTTTAGCTATGTGCAGACCGACAAGGGTCTAGCCGTTGTTAACGCTTTGGTAACGGTCACTACCTATCCAGGCGGCATAAACGCGGCTATCTATTCAGATGATGGCGTAACTCCGGCTGCGAACCCTATTACCACTACTAGCTTAGGCTTTTTCCAATTTTATGCTGCTGATGGTCATTACAGCCTTACTATTTCAGGTAATGGCATTGTAACTACTACCGTCCAAGATATTCTTATCGTTGATGATGGCTCTACAGGTAATTTAACTTTTAATACCTTAACGCTCACTACATCCGAAGCTATTACAGGCACTACTAATTCAACATCCACTACTACCGGCGCTATGGTTACGGCTGGCGGCCTTGGTGTCGCTAAAGCAGCTTGGATTGGTGGTTTGCTTAATGTTGCAGGTGCAACTACCTTACAAGGCGCTTTATCCGTTACCGGCGCTGTTACTTTAGCTAATACTCTAACTATTACTGGTGTGGTTACATTAACCGCCCAACCTATTCTATCTACCCTTACGGCTTCTCAAGCGGTATTTTCTGACGCTTCTAAGGGTTTAGTTTCTAACGCTATTACGGGTACTGGCAACGTAGTAATGTCTACCAGCCCTACCCTTATAGGTACTATTAATGCAGCGAGCCAAACTTTATCTGGCTCATTAAGTATCGGTACTACATTAGGCGTTACTGGTAATACCACATTAACAGGCGCTTTAGTAGGAAATTTAATTACTGACTCTACTTCTATTAGCACAGGCGCAATAAAGACCGCAGGTGGACTTGGTGTTACCAAAGCCTTATGGGTAGGCGGTTTAGCCAATATCGCTGGCGCTGTAACTTTACAAAGTACATTAGATACTACGGGCGCTGTAACTTTGCAAAGCACATTAAGTGCTACGGGCGCTGCAACCATTTTAAGTGGCACTGCAATCCCTGCTGGTGGTACGGCTGGCAGCGGCGTTAAGCTATCTAGCACTTCTAACTTTGGTATTTTCTTTGGTAGTAGCGCTCCAACACTTGCGGCGGCTAAAGGATCTCTTTATCTTCGTTCAGATGGTTCAACTACAAATGATCGTATGTATGTCAATACGAATGGTAGTACCGCTTGGACTGCTGTAACTACAAGCGCTTAAAGGAGTTTTAAATGACTATTGTTATTGCCCCCGCAAGAGTTAGTTCTGGCGCACAACCTGTAACCGCAGGCGATCAAATCAACTCTGCCTTACGTTTAATTGGTATGTTGGCAGAATCAGAAGTACCTTCTGCCGCTACATCACAAGATGCGCTTGGTGCTTTAAATCAAATGATGGATTCTTGGTCAACTGAGCGTTTATCTGTCTTTTCTACGCAAGATCAAGTCTTTACTTGGCTACCTAATCAAATTCATAGAACACTAGGCCCAACAGGAGATTTCGTAGGCAACCGTCCAATTACATTGGATGACTCTACTTATTTTAAAGATCCAACTAACGGCATTTCGTTTGGTATTAAGATTATTAACCAACAACAATATGACGGTATTGCGGTTAAAACGGTGACATCCACTTATCCACAAGTAATATGGATTAACATGGATTACCCTAATATTGATATGTATGTTTACCCAGTGCCTACAAAAGCATTGGAATTTCACTTTATTTCGGTTACTGAGTTAACTCAACCTGCTACTTTAGCAACTACTTTAGCTTTTCCACCAGGCTATTTAAGAGCCTTTAAGTATTGTTTAGCTTGTGAAATTGCAGCCGAGTTTGGCGTAGAACCATCTCCTTCTGTAGCTCGAATTGCAATGGCTTCTAAGCGTACGCTTAAACGCATCAATAATCCTGATGACATTATGTCCTTGCCTTACAGCATCGTGGCAACTCGTCAACGATTTAATATCTTCGCCGGAAACTACTAATGAAAACGCCTATCTTAGGACAGGCGTACGTCGCGCGGTCAGTCAATGCTGCGGATAACCGCATGGTTAATATGTTCCCCGAGGCTACGCCAGAGGGCGGTAAAGAAGGCGGTTTTTTAAATAGAGCGCCTGGGCTTAGGCTTTTGCAAACGGTTGGTACAGGGCCGATTAGAGGGCTTTGGACACACCAGACACGCGGTCAAGATGCGTATGTTGCTTCTGGCAATGAGTTCTATAAAATCTTGCCTGATTATAGCTATACGCTTTTAGGCACAATTTCTGGTACTGGCCCTGTATCTATTTCTGATAATGGGACACAACTCTTTGTTGCGTGTAATCCTGATGGTTACATTTATAACGAAGCTACTAATGTCTTTTCTCAAATTACCGATCCTGATTATGCTGGTGCAGTAACAGTTGCTTATATTGATGGCTACTTTGTCTTTAACCAACCTGATTCGCAAATTATTTGGGTAACAAGTTTATTTGACGGCTTAGTAATTAATCCTTTAGCTTTTGCGGCGGCTGAAAGCTCACCAGACAATATGGTGGCTTTGGTAGCCAATAACCGTGAAGTATGGATGTTTGGTACTGGCACAATTGAAGTTTGGTACGACGCGGCTACAACGCCTTTCCCTTTAGCGCCAATTCAAGGCGCTTACAATGAAATTGGATGTGTGGCTGCTTTTTCTATTGCTAAACTTGATAACAGTATTTTTTGGTTAGGCGCTGATCCGCGTGGCTATGGAATCATTTATCGCAATCAAGGTTACACAGGTATTAGGGTTTCTACTCATGCTGTAGAGTACGCCATTCAAAGTTATCCTACGATTACTGATGCCGTAGCGTATACATATCAACAAGAAGGCCATGCCTTTTATGTAATTAACTTCCCTACCGCAGACCGTACTTGGGTTTATGACGTAGCAACTAAAGGCTGGCATGAACGTGCAGGGCTAAATAGCGCTGGCATATTTACCCGTCATCGTGGCAATTGCCAAATGAACTTCAATGAAACCACGGTTATAGGCGATTATCAAAATGGCAATTTATACGCCTTAGATTTAGAAGTCTATGCTGATAATGGATCTGCTCAAAAATGGTTACGTTCGTGGCGTGTATTGCCCCCAGGACAAAACAATCTTAAGCGTACTGCCCAACATACCTTACAACTTGATTGCGAGTCTGGTGTGGGCTTAAATGACGGCCAAGGTAGCAATCCTCAAGTCATGCTGCGCTGGTCTGATGATGGCGGTCATACTTGGTCTAATGAGCATTGGGTATCTATGGGTAAGATCGGTGAGTATGGCTATCGTGCCATCTGGCGTCGGCTTGGCATGACTGTTAAGTTACGTGACCGCATCTATGAAGTATCAGGTACGGATCCTGTCAAATTGGATATTATCGGTGCCGAGCTAATGATTAGCGGTACTAATGCTTAACATTACCTTATTACCTTCGTCTAAAGTACCTTTAATTTACGAGGGTACGACTACCATGTCAACTGAATGGTATCGTTTCTTTTGGAATATCTATGGTTTTACAGGAAGTTCTAACGGCGCTATACCCGTCAATAAAGGCGGTACAGGGCTTACTAGCATTGGTAATCATCAATTTATCATAGGTAATTCCGCAGGTGCTTTTGAGCCTGCCACGCTTTTAGGTAGTGGAATTACCATCACGTATGGTACAAACACGGTTACTTTAGCGATTGGTAACTCAGGCGTTACGCCTGGCACATACGGCTCTGGAAACAGTGTAGGTCAATTTACCGTTGATATTCACGGTACTTTAACTTTTGCAAAAAATGTTTCTATTGCTATCGACGCAAATCAAATAATCAGTGGAACTATAGCTCCAGCCCGCATCTCTGGTTCGTATACAGGCATTACAGGCGTTGGTACGTTAACAGTCGGTACTTGGAACGCTACTACGATTGGCACTAATTACGGTGGTACAGGTCAAATAACTTACACCGATGGGCAATTATTAATTGGCAATACTACAGGGAACACGTTAACTAAAGCCACATTAACCGCTGGTTCGGGAATAGCTATTACCAACGGTTCAGGCGCAATTACGATAGCCACAAATGGCACATTTATTACTTCCGCGCCCGTTACTAAGACGGTTGACTTTACTGTTGGCGCTACTGACACTTGGATTATTAACAATAAATCGGCTACGACTTGTGTAGTTACGCTTCCTAGCGCGGCTACTTATACAGGGCGGGCGTTGTATTTTCAAAATTATCAAGCCCAGTTACTTAACTCAGCAAGCTCTAACGTGGTGGCTAGGGCAGGCGGCGCGGCTAGTACCGCTATTCTTGCCGCTATTGCAGGTGATACAGCTACGCTAGTATCAGACGGATCCAACTGGATAACCATGCAATACACCCCTAACAATTGTCTATTGGTCTAATATGGAACTGATTGCCATTACCGAAGAAAAAGTGCAAATGCTTGAAGCGGCGTTCTTAGAACAACCTCAAGTTGATTGTTCTGTAATACATCGGTTCGGCCCAGGCGTTTATATTCGTGAAGTAACAATCCCCGCAGGTACGTTATCTATTGGACATTACCAGACTACAACACATCTAAATAATATGCTGACTGGCAAAGTAACAATGGTCAACGAAGATGGCTCGCATACTGAGTTAGTAGCGCCGCAAACCTTTATTAGCGCGCCTGGGCGTAAAATTGGCTATATTCGTGAAACAATGGTTTGGCAAAATATATACGCTACAAACGAAACAGATATAGAAAAGCTAGAAATGATGTTTTTGCGTAAAAGCGAAACATGGGAAGAAAATCAAAAGAATCAACAACTACTGTTATCTTTTGACCATTCTGAAGATACCGCTGACTATTATCTTGCTATTGCCGAATATGGCTTTAACCAAGAAACGGTGCAAACGCAAGTCCAGAACTTAAACGACCAATGTGACTTTCCTTTGGGTAGTTACAAGGTTATGGTTGCGCCATCAAAGATAGACGGCAAAGGTCTATTTGCTACTGGAAATATTGAAATAAACGAAATAATTGCCCCCGCACGTATTGACGACAAACGCACCCCAGCGGGAAGATTTACCAATCATTCAAAAAATCCCAACGCCAAGATGATTTTGTTAGATAATGGCAATATAAACTTGGTGGCTATTACAGCTATTGAAGGTTGTAAAGGCGGTAATTTGGGTAAAGAAATCACAATTGATTACCGTCAGGCGTTAAGCCTAGCAATAAGGAGAAATTAATATGTCTGGAGTCGCAACCGCTGTTGTAGTAGGAACTGTAGCCGCAGGGTATATGGCTTCAGAAGCATCTAAAAGCGCCGCGCAAACGCAAGCTAATTCTGCTAGTCAAGCTACCGCAGCGCAACAAGCTGCGTTAGATAAACAAATTGCGCTTAATCAGCCTTTCTATGATGTTGGTGTCGCCGCAAATAAAGGGTTATCTACCCAAGCGCCATTAAATCCAAATAACTTTAATTACCAAGCAGACCCAGGCTATGCCTTTAGGCTTACTGAAGGCAACAATGCCCTTAATGCGTCTGCGGCAGCTAGAGGTGGTTTGATCTCTGGTAATGCTTTAAAAGCAGCGCAAGCCTATGGTCAAAACATGGGATCACAAGAATACCAAAATGCGTATAACCGATATACCCAAGCGTACGGCATTAATACGGCTAACCAACAGTTCTTAGCCAATCAAGGCCAAGCGTCTGCTAACCAGACTGCTAATGCTATTGGTCAGTTTGGTAACGCATCAGCCGCAAATACTATTGGTGCTGGTAATGCGCTTGCGGCTGGGCAAGTTGGTTCGGCTAACGCCTACACAGGCGCACTTAATACAGGTATTAGCGCCTATCAGACTAATCAATTGATTAATCGTTTACCTCAACAAACACAAACCCCGACATATAGCTATGTTGGTGGTAATGATGGTAACTATGGCCCGACTCAATCTGGCGGCAACCTCTATTAAGGAATAATTATGCCAATTGACCCAAGTATTCCCCTTCAAGTTCAAAATTTAAAAATAGATTCAGGCGCTAATCAATTAGCGATGATGGAGTCTGCCGCTAAGTTAGGTGAACTTAATAGGCTAAATGAAGATAGAAACGCGTTGCGTGGATTAGATCCTAATGCGCCTGATTATCTTAATAAAGTAACCCAAATCAATCCTAAGTTAGGAATGGAAATAGGCGCGCATCAGGCTACTATTAAGAAACAAGCCGCAGAAACAACGGGTATTGAACATACTAATCGCCAAAATCAATTTGCCGATTTATCTTTTAACCCTTCTAATGAAAATATTACCGCGCATCTTCAAGATAGTATTTTAAAAGGGCAATTACAACCTGACCAAGCACAAGGATTGTTAAATAAAGTTTTACCAATGAACCCGCAACAACGTCAACAATTCTTTACCGATATGGGTATGAAAGCTAATGAACGAGCTACTTTAACAGAACAAAGACAACATAATCGTACTACTGAAGGCATTGCAGGCGGTCATCTTGCAGTAGCTCAACAAGGCTTAAGCCAAGGTGCAATTCCCGCTGGCTATCGTATGAACGCCAATAAGGAACTTGAACAAATCCCTGGCGGCCCAACAACAGTTGCGTTAGCGCCAAAAGACTTACAAGCACGGGAAGCTAAATATCCTCAAGCTACATCTTCTGTTAAAACTTTTGATTCGTCTGCGGATGAACTTGTCCGTGATTTAACTGCGCTTAAAAATAGTCCTGGGTTATCTTCTATTACAGGTGTTGCGGCTGGTCGGATGCCAGGCTTAACTTCTGAAGGGCGCGCGGCTGAAGCTTTGTATAAGAAAATTCAAGCTAGAGGCGGTTTTTCAGAGCTTCAAAATTTACGCAATTCGTCGCCAACAGGCGGTGCTTTGGGTAACGTATCAAACCAAGAAGGTCAACAACTTAAAAGTGCTTTTGCTGCAATTGATCGTACCCAAGATGCACCAGATGTTATCCGCGCAATTAACGATGCTATTGTTAAAGTACAAGGTGGTAAGCAACGTATTCGAGATGCGTACGATATGACATACGAATATAAAGGTGGTGGAACGCCAAGTAGTACGGCGCCCAAAGGTGCGGCTGATCCTTTAGGAATTCGGTAATGGCAACCATTGCTGAGATCCGTACTCAGTATCCTCAATATTCGGATATGCCAGACGCTGCGTTGGCAGACGCGCTTCACACTAAGTTTTACGCAGATATGCCTAAAGCAGATTTTGAAGCTAAGATTGGTTTAAAGCCTGTTGACAATAGACCTACTTGGGGTCAAGAGAACCCTAAGACCTATGAAGTAGCACAAACAGCACGTAAATATCTTGGCCCAGCAGTTGAAGCGGCGGCGATGGTTGGAGGCGGCGTATTAGGCGCACCTTTAGGGCCAGCAGGCGCTGTAGGTGGATCTGCCCTAGGCTATGGTGTTGGTAAAGAAATTACTAATTTAGCTGATATTGCTTTAGGCAACGTAAAACAACAAGCGCCTACCGCTGATGTTAGCCGCGCAGCTAAGAATGTATTAGAAGGCGCAACAATGGAAGCTGGCGGTCAAGTAATAGCGCCTGTTTTAGCTAAAGTTGTTGGCAAAGTAGTTGATATTGCTCAAATGCCTTTGCAAAAAGCAGCCAAAATGACTCGAGATGCTTTTGGTTCGGATATTGATTTAGCTGTAAATGCTTTGCGTAACGCCAAGCCAGGTATGAGCGTATCTCAAACTATTGCTGATGCAGGAATTGTTAATCCTACAGCGCAAGCATTGATTCAAAGAAGTCTTGCAAAAGACCCTGCATTTATAGCCAAACTTAATAATCTTCAACAAGACGAAGGCGTTAATGCGCTTTCTAAGTTAGTTGGTGGCGTAACCCAAACGGAAGCTAGAACAGCGCAAGCAGGTGCTAAAAATGCGCTTAATACTGCATTAGAGCCAGTTAAACGTAATGAATTACAAGCCGCTAATATCGCTGGTACAACAGGTAAAGAATTACAAACCGAAGCAGATCGCATGGCAATGGCAGCGACTAATAAGGTCGAAGATGTACGTCGCTTTGAAGCGGCTATTCCGCGCGCTAAAGAAATGGCTAAAGCTAAAGTCGCCGAAACAGGCTTATCAGGAACAGGCGTTTATAACTATCCCGCTGAATTAGCTGTTAAAGCTGATGAAGTAGCCGGGCAAGCTGCTAACGCTTCTTTACGTTTTGGTGAGGCAGCGCAGTTTAAGCAAGCCGCCGTTGATAGTTTAGCTTCACATGGCTTAAAACCATTAGAACCAGCGCCTATTATTGGTAGTATTGCCAAAATTAGTAAAAACCCTGAGTTTGCGGGTAATACCGATATCTCTACATCACTTGGTCGTGTAGCTAAAGACATTCAAGCATGGACTAAAGATGGCGGTGTAATTGATGCGTTTGCGCTTGATGCTATTCGTAAGAATTCTGTTAACGCCGCTATTCGCGATCTATACCCCGCTGCGGATGCTAAAGTACAAAAGCAATTGGCTGCGGGCGTATTGTCCAAAATTAAGCCCTTAATTGTTGATGCTATTGAATCTTCAGGTGGTACAGGTTATGGCAAATATCTTGAAGATTATGCTGCTGGCGCCAATAAAATTGCCCAACAAAAGTTAAGTGCTGAAGCGATGGACTTGTATAAGAACAATCCTAAAGGCTTCATTAACTTGGTTAAAGGCGAATCGCCGGACGCCGTTGAAAAAGTTTTTGGCCCAGGCAACTACGACATCGCCGTTCAAATGGCTGATGACTTAATGAAACCTGCGGCGCAAACTAAGATGGGGGTACTTAAAGAAGCTACACGTATCCCCGCGGCTAATATTGAAGCTGAAAAACAAGCTAGTATGGGTCAAGAAGCGTTGCGTGATTTATTCATGTCACATCTTAATAAGTTCCGTTTGCCTTCTTATTTGAGTGCTGTATTTTCAACTACTAACAAAGGTTTGCAAATCCTTGAAGGCGCTGTTGGTACTAGAACAATGAAAACACTTACAGAAGGTTTTAAGTCAGGAAAAAGCGCTGAAGAATTGCTTTCTACGCTTCCAGCAGACCAACGTAATAAGATTATTGGTCTTTTATCACAAACAACGTCTAAAGGCGTACCAGTCTATTTAAATCAAAATCGTCTTACGCCACCTGAACAACCACAAAACAATAATGCTCTAGCGAGATAACAATGGATCAAACTTTATTCAACATAGCCGTTACCATAACTGGCTTTCTGGGCGGCTGGTGGCTTAAGGTACTTTGGGACGCCGTTAAGGACTTGCAATCAGCCGATAAGATTTTGGTTGAAAAGGTTGGTTCCATTGAGATTTTGATTGCTGGCAACTATATGTCTAAGCATGATTTTGACAAGATCGCCGCCGCTATATTTGCCAAGCTCGATAAAATTGAAGATAAATTAGACCGAAAGGTAGATAAATGATCTACGTTTTATACCCGCTGTTAGTACCCGTCAGTCTGATTTTAACGCTAGTTGCTATCATCCTAGCGCCGGTATTGCCTGTATTGACTTCTAATCAAGAAGGATGGCTCGACAACCACGCTAAATGGGGATATGGGCCACGTTTACCAACCTGGCTATCTTGGTTCCAAACACCTGACAATTCGCTTGATGGCGACGCTACATTCGAGCGCATAAACGGTATTAGCTACTGGGCTAAGGTCAAATGGCTTTGGCGCAACCCATGCTACGCGTTTGCGATCCGCTATCTAAACAATCCCTATTACACCCAAGTGTCAGGTGATAAGACTATCAAGGACAATGACAATGCGAAGGCAGGCTGGTGCTTGGTTCACGCTAATGGACTATTTCAATTTACTCTTGTTACCCCTATTGGCTATAGCCGTTGTATATATATCAATTTGGGTTGGAATGTGCGTGGTCTGGTGGATGATAACGTCCAACCAAAGCCCGATCCTTATCAAGCAACTTTCGTATTTTCACCGAGAATAAGTGGCTTTAGATGAAAATTCACAAGTCAAAGACGATGTGGTTTTCGTTGGCGCTTGTGATCTTCGGCGCTTTATTTGATAACTTATCCTATGTCCAAAACAGTATTGATCCAAAATATTATGGCTTTATCCTTATTGGGGTTGGCATTATCGTTGCTGTACTTCGCTTTGTAACTTCTAAGCCCATCGAGTAATGTTCCCATTATCCATTGGCGCCTATGTCCGACTCGGCGTTTCTGCTATTGCTTTACTTATCTCTGCTTATCTTGGGTATAGCTTTGAACACAGCCGATTCGTGGCTTTTAAAGCATCAATTGTGGAAGAAACAAGAAAGAAAGAAATTGAACAACAAGCCAAAACTGACGAAATAAGGAAAATTAAAGATGCTCAAATACAGTCTATCAATAATCAGCTTGCTAATGCTCTTGTCCAGTTGCGGAACAGGCCCAGCCGTTCTGACACCACCAGCAATGGACAAGCTACCTCAGCAAGTAATGGAAGCCAACTTTTCTACGAGGATAGCACTTTTCTTACAAGGGAAGCTGCCAGAGCCGATACAATCAGAGAAGCCTTAAAAGCTTGTTATGCACAATATGATGAGATTACAAAATGAAAAAATTATTATTTTTATTAATTTTATTTAGTCTTAATATAGAAGCTCATACTTTAGCTATTTGTCATGGGGAATATGCTTTGTGCGCTGCATCAAGCACAACTCCTACAGGCAAAACTATGACAATTAATGGCAAAGTATTTAAAGAAGGCATGGCAGTTTGTCCTATTCTTAATGGTGCTGCTGTTGCCAATATGGATTTGATGAATGGTTCTTGTAATTCAAAGCCTGGCAAAGTTTGGTCATTGTTTGGTGTTCCTCCTGTAACTTCTTATCCTCAAGCTCCTAGTTGGAATACAGTTCAAGCTCAATTTAGGTCATTTACTGTAGGCACAACTCCTACAACAGGCATGAGCAATATGTGGAGTTTTCCTTGTGATATTCAAGCGCAAAAGGTTAATGGTACAAAATTGGCTTCTTGTTATGGCCCAATTATGGAAAGCCCTTGGAATGGTGACCATGTAAAGCCAGGTGAAACAGCGTTTACTCAAGCTCCAGCAGGGGCAATTTATCCTGTAGGTGGAAATATTAGTAAATGACACCTGAACAGCTACAAGCGCTTGATATTGACGCTAAGTGGCTAGACCCACTCAACAAAGCCTTTGCAAAGTACGACATTTCAAACCCTAAAAGGCAAGCTAACTTTATAGGACAATGCGCCCATGAATCTAACAACTTTAGAACTTTGGAAGAAAATCTACATTACAGTGCCTCTGCACTTATGCGTGTATGGCCCAGTAGATTTCCTGATAACGATGTGGCTGAAAAATATGCAAATAACCCTGAAAAGATAGCGAACAAAGTCTATGCGGGTAGGATGGGCAATACCGAGGATACTGACGGCTGGCGTTATCATGGGCGTGGTCTTATACAACTTACTGGTAAAGACAACTATGCCAACTGCGGATCTAGTATGGGTGTGGATCTTCTTGGGGATCCTGATAGGCTGCTTGATCCTACGTATGCGGTTCTAAGCGCAGCGTGGTTTTGGGCAAAACATGGGTTAAACCAATTAGCCGACATTGGCGATACAGTTACTCTAACCAAACGTATCAATGGCGGTACGTTAGGCTTAGATGACCGCCTGGCACGTACCAATAAAGCGCTTAAGATTCTGTCTTAGCTACTTAATGCGTACGACTTTTGCCCGTTTTAGAGCAACTTCGTACTCTATCTTGGCGATATCATCTAATCGACGCAGTGGGAGTTCTTGGTAATATTTGTACTTGGCTTGGTATTCAGGAAGCTCTGAAGGCTTTATCCAGCCGTACAGCTTAATCCATCGTTCTTCTATATCCGTACCGCTTGCAGTCCATATATGTTCAGTCATTTCTCGCTCGCTTTCTTATCAGCTAGTATTTTGGGAACTGTTGGCTCTTTGTGGCCTTTCTTAATCATACAATCAAGGCAAAACCATTTATAGGTTAAGCCGCTAGCATTGTTGATATTCGTGCCAGTAGTGTTGTTTTTAGGCTGTTTACAGCTATTGCAGACGCGTAACATCAATTCTCCTGTGTATTGACTTCACGATAGGCTTTAAGCGCTGCTTTTAGTTCATCTTTTAGAAATTGCAACTCAACCGTAGCATCCTGGGCAAACTTCACCAAGTTCTCATGGCTCCAAGTATTAAAGTCGGTCATGGTTTCACCGCCATCTTTAGGATCTCAAGGCGCTCACGGGATACCCGCAAGGTGTTGTAACGCTGGTGAAGGCGTTGTAATACAGATGATCGTTTCTCACCAAACTTTTCGGCTTCCAATAACCCCCAGACATCGGCTTCAGTCATTAGAGATAACTGGCTGTTTAGCGCCCGCCAACTTAGCTGTTTCATTTTTAATCCTCTCTTTTATAGCTTTAATTTCTAATACCACTTTGCTTAGGTTACGCGCAGCCGTGCCATAGTTACGCACACGGATGATGCTTTCAGCCTGTTTTAGCTTTAGCTTTGCTTTTAACTGCATTAATCTTTTCACTTTGTAACCTTTCTATCTCTTTAATTAAATCTCGAATCATTAATTCAATATTGGTGCTTGGCGCGTATTCGGCGATGTCGTCAGCCAATTTTTTTGCTTCGTCTATTAACTTCATTTGTCTTGTGCCTTCCTTAATTTGTTATATATGTAGCTTCTTTACCAATAAAACTAGGCATTTCACTTTTAATTGCCATTTCAACCATATCGTCTGCAATCTCCAGAGCAATACCATAGCCTTCTGTTGTCATAGTAATTTTGTCGGTATCATCAACCTCAATAAGAATTGTGGCTTTCATTTCAATTCCTCCAATGCAATATCACTTAATGCCCGTTTATCTTTAAGGGCGTCCCAAATCCTCAAATCAATCGTTTTGTTGGTCAATAAGAGGTAAACCCATACATCATGCTTTTGACCGCTGCGGTGCAAGCGGCCTACGGTCTGCTCATACAACTCAAGACTCCAAGGCAAGGATACAAAGACCATTTTGCTACCGCCATGTTGAAGGTTTAAGCCATGACCGGCTGACTTAGGGTGAATCAGTAGCAGTTCAATCTTGCCTTCGTTCCAGCGCTCAATAGCCTTAAAGTCATTGATTGTCTGTGCATTAGGATACCGACGCTTGAGTTCAGCTAGTTCTTCCACGTAGTTGTAAACAATGATGGTATTGTCGTGCTGGTTTTCCTCGATCAATTCGTCTAGCAAGTCAAACTTGTGGGTGCTAAACCAGATGGGCGTCTTGGTGACATTCATGCGCCCTGGGCGATTAGATGCGGTTGTAACCGTTTCATAGACCCATCCACCTGCCATCTGTTGCAACTTGCCTGTAACTACACCTGCATTGACAGCGGTGATCTGCACGTCCTTAAACTCAATAACAAAGTCCTTTTTCATCTTTTCGTATGGGGCGCGGTCAGCTAAGTCACACTTCATCTCGACTGTATGGCATGGCGGGAGCTTGTCAGCGTAATCGCCAGCGTCTAACAGGAATGTTACAGGTTTAATCTTTTCCATGACTTTTCCTAATGAGCCTACCCGTGGCTCCCAATCGCCAAAGTCCTTATTGACCAAGACGAAATACTGTTGCATGAACGCGCCTTTGGCACGTCCTAATAGGTTCTGATCGACTATCTTGCATTGTCCAAAGACATCTTCTAAGCCGTTAGACGTGAAAGAGCCGGTCAAGCCCCAGCGAATGTTGATCTTGTCTACTACCTTAGCCAATGCTTTAAAGCGTTTGCCTGATGGATTTTTGAGCTTGGTTAGTTCGTCAAACACAATGCCATCAAAGTTCAACTCTTGTTCTGACAACCATTGAATGTTGTCGTAGTTAGTTACCACTACGGGAAAACCCGAATGTAGGGCTTGTAATCGTTGCGATGGCGTACCAACGGCAACTGCCAAAGGCATATCACTTGCCCATTTATTTTGTTCTATAGGCCACACATCGGTACAGACCCGCTTAGGAGCCAGCACAAGCCACCGCTTGACGAATCCTTTGCGTAGCATATCCTCCATCGCCGTCAGCGTTAGCGCCGTCTTGCCAGCGCCCACAGGGGCAAGGATCATCGCCCGATCATTCTCAAACAAAAAGTCGGCGGCGCTGTTCTGATAATCCCTTAACTTCATAGCTTGCTAACCATATCAATTCCATCACCAATCCATTGCATGACAGGCACCGCCATTGAGTTGCCAAGGGCTTTGTAACGTAATCCTTCAGGTGACGTGTCTTTTTTACGCCACGGAATGTTAGTAAAGCCGTCAGGAAAACCCTGCAAACGCTCGCATTCAGTAGGCGTCAAACGACGCACTTTGACTGAATCCGCTACAAACGTCTGAGCATGATGTGATTGAACCGATGGGCGCAATGCTTGTAATGCAGGCGTTACAGTCAATGGTGTAGCGCTAAACGTATTGGCGCCTGCGTCCTCACGGATTGAATATGCCTCAACAATAGGCACATTGCCCCCGCCTGTACCCCAACGGCTAGTGACAGTTTGACAAGTTTCACCCATCTCTCTGACACGGCTGTCGGCAGGGTGGGTTTCGTAAACCTTTTGGACTAGGAAGGTTTCGCTTCCTCCACCGAGGACTCCACCGCTTGCCTTAAGGGTTCCTCCAATATCTCCCTCGCGGTATTGAGCAAGGCTACTTTCAAAGTATGCGGAAGGTTCTTTCCCCTGCGGTGCGCTCGGCGCAAGATCCCGGCGCAGGCTATATCGCTCAAATAATACTGCGGCGGCAGGTCGCCAATCTCCAAGGTGTCCGACAACAAAGACACGACGCCTTCGCTGTGCCACTCCACAGTATTGAGCGTCAAGCACTCGGTAGCTGAACCCATACCCGAGTTGAGCCACCGCCCCGAGGAAGGAACCAAAGTCCCGTCCGCCTGAGCTTGACAGGACACCTGGGACGTTTTCCCAGACAAACCAGTTCGGTCTAAAGTGGTCAAGCATTCCGCAATAGACGAGTGCCAAGTTACCACGTGGGTCATCCATTCCTTTCCGCAGGCCTGCGACTGAGAAAGATTGACAGGGAGTTCCTCCAACGAGAAGGTCAATTGATCCATCTAAATTCCACTCCTTATATTTGGTCATATCACCAAAATTGGTGACATCGGGATAGTGATGCGCTAATACGGCTGATGGGAACGGCTCGATCTCGGAAAAGCCCGCAGGCTTCCAACCTAGATCGTGCCAAGCCATCGTGGCCGCTTCGATACCGCTACAAACAGATAGGTATTTCATAATTTAATCTTCGCTGACCATTCATTGATAGCATCGGCGGTATTCAATAGGGCGTAGCGTTGTTTTAAATCCACCATAGACTCCGCAAATAGCTCTTGCATGGGGGCTAATACAGCACCTTTAGGGCGCTTAAGCTCTACAAACCATGTTTGCCCATTAGGTAGGCAGGCAATACGATCCGCTACCCCACGTTGCGTAGTTGTTTTAAACTTAAAGGTTCTACCTTTCATTAGCGCCACTTGCCATAGGAAGTAAGCCTCAATTTCGTGTTCTTTTAAAACTTTAGTTTTTCTTGTCATGTTGTAAATATATCATGTAAAAAAGATTTGCACAATTATTTATTTATGGTGTATAGTGGAATCTCAGTCAACTAAAGTAAAGGAATCAAGATGGAACTCACGAAACATTCTTCAATCGTTGGTGGCTCTACAGCCAAGCGCGTCATCGGTTGCCCAGGCTCAGTAGCCTTGTGCGCCAAGATGCCACCTAAGCCTAGTAGCAAGTACGCTGACGAAGGCACCCTTCTACATAACGTCATGGATGTCATTCTCTCGACAGGTCAAACGCCTGAGTCTTGCATTGGCATGGTCTATGAAGGTATCAAATTGACTGATGAGCTAATCAATGAGAAAGTGTACCCAGCGTTAGCCGCTTTAGATGCCGTTGATCCTAATAAGGAGATGGAATATGCAACTGAAACTCGTGTTGGCTTTGGTGATCTTTTGCCTGGCGTGTTTGGTAGTACCGATTTGCTTGGTCGTATTGGGAAACGGGCTTTCATACTGGATTGGAAGTTCGGTAGCGGAGTACCGGTGGATGCAGAAGATAACCCACAACTGATGTTCTATGCGGCGGCGGCTATGCGTACGCCTGAAGTGCAGTGGGTCTTTGAAGATGTAGAAGAAATCGAGTGCATCATCGTGCAACCACCATCTGTAAAGCGTTGGGTTACAGATAAGAAGCGTATCAAAGCCTTTGAACAAGAGCTATTGATGGCTGTCAAGATTGCACAACTACCTGATGCGCCCATCAACATCGGCGATCATTGCCGTTGGTGCGCTGCCAAGCCGACTTGCCCTAAGATGACAGGCGCAGTAGACCGCGCTTTACACGCGCAGATTGACATTCTCAACGTAGCGCAGATCAGCAACTACTTGCGTCAAGCTGACACGCTAGAACAATGGATTACAGACCTACGCGCCCTAGCGCATCAAGTCTTAGAAGTAGGCAAACCTATCCCTGGCTATAAGCTAGTGGCTAAGAGAGCCATTCGCCAATGGGGTGACGAAGATCAAGCCTTAGTAGCTATGCTCAACGAGGGTATTCCCGAAGATGAACTGACTACAGTTAAGATCATCTCCCCTGCTCAGGCAGAAAAAGTATTGAAAAAGCATGGCAAGCAATTGCCTGCCAATCAAGTAGTAGCAGTAAGCAGTGGCAGTACGTTAGCCGAGGAATCAGATCCAAGGCCTGCGGTATTACAACTAGGCAACGTGTTAAACAATGCCTTTTCTAAACTTCAATAAGGAATCAAATAATGTCAAATATCACTACATTCTCAGGTGCAAACCTACCATCAGTACAGTCATTAGCAACAGCGTTACGTACCATTGAAACCGATGTTGGCGGTGCTGGCACAGTCATCATCAAGATGGACAAGACAGGTCATTGGGTATTCGGTGCAGATCAGACCGAGATCGAAGATGACGCATCTTGGGCAGTTAATCCTTTCTCATTCGTTCACGGCTATATTGCGTGGGGTGATGGTGAAGTGTTGGCTGAGAAGATGGTTAGCGTAAGCCAGCCCTTACCTGAACTCGAAGCAGCGCCTCCTGGTGCTAAGAAGGGTTGGGAAACTCAAGTTGGTATGTCTATCAAATGCTTAACTGGTGCTGACGCCAACATGGAAGCGCGCTACACCACTACTTCGGTAGGCGGTAAGAAAGCGGTTCAAGCATTAGCAGTAGCAATTGCAACGCAAGTAGAGAAAGATCAAGACAAGCCTGTGCCTGTCGTAGTGCTTGGTAAAGAACACTACACACACAAGTCTTATGGTCGCATCTATACGCCTATGTTTGCAGTACAAGAGTGGGCGGGTATGGATGGTAAAGCGCCAACTGAGCCAAACCTAGAGATTGAATCTGCGTTTGAGGAAGAAGCTAAACCAGCACGTCGCCGTCGTTCAGGAGCTTAATTATGTCTATTAAACTAGACCTTACGATTGAAGAAGTGAACGGTATTCTCGTTGCGTTGGGCAAAGCGCCCTATGAGATGGCTCAACCGATCATTGACAAGATCAAGTTGCAAGGTATTCCACAAGTGCAACCAGTTACGCCTGTTGAAACAGTAGCAGAGTAAAGAATAGGGGCGGCTGACACTATTCAGCACGATATCTCTACGAGAGAAGTCTAAAAAGACTGTCGCCCCACCTACCATGACAATACTCTGGCTCGATTACGAAACACGCTCACGATGCGACTTACGCAGCCGTGGGTCTTATAACTATGCTCAGGATCCAAGCACCCAAATCATCTGTATGGCGTACGCCTTTGATGATGAGGACGTTGCCCTATGGACGCCTGACTCACCTTTCCCTTTGCGTGTAGCGCAACACTTTTTTGATGATGGGCAGATCAGAGCGCATAACGCTGGCTTTGATCGCTTGATTACCGAATACGTTTTATGCCATGACTTCAAGGTGCCTTCGACATTGTTAACGCAGTGGTATTGCACCGCAGCACAAGCAAGAGCTAACTGCGCTCCAGGCTCACTTGAAGATGTTGGACGCTTTGCTAGTAGCAGTATGCGTAAAGACCACCGAGGCAATCAATTAATACGTTTGTTGTGTATCCCCAAGGCTGATGGTACATTCAATACAGACCCCACCTTGTTGGCAGAAATGGGCAACTACGCCTTGCAAGATGTTAGAACCATGCGTTCTATCTCACAAGCTATGAGGCAATTGTCCCCTGATGAGTTGCTTGACTACCATGTCAATGAGCGCATCAATGACCGAGGCGTGTTACTAGACAAGCCTTTGGCTGAGTCAGCGATCCGTTACGCAAGCGTTGAGCTAGAAGAAATTGAGCGTATCGTTGCCGAAGTGACTGAAGGTGAGATCACTTCAGTTCGCAGTCCTAAGATGCGTGAGTGGGTCTTAGCGCGGGTCGGCGATGAAGCTAAGAAATTAATGGAAGTGTATAAAGATGGCGACAAGAAATATTCGATCGACAAGTCAGTTCGAGCTAACCTACTTATTCTTGCTGAAGAAAACCCCGATGAAATACCGGCGGAAGTTGCAGATGTTATCCAATGTGCGGACGACCTATGGGCGTCTAGTGTTGCGAAATTCAACCGATTAAGGGAGTTAGCTGATGAAGAAGATCACCGCGTTCGTGGGGCTTTTGTCTTTGCAGGTGGAAGCGCTACGGGACGCGCTTCGTCCTACGGCGCCCAAGTCCACAACTTTACCCGCAAGTGCGCTAAGGATCCTGATGCCGTTAGACAAGCTATGGTTAGAGGCCACGCAATTGTCCCTGCCTTTGGACGCAGAGTTACCGACGTCCTTAAAGGAATGTTACGACCAGCTCTTATCCCCGCAGCAAAAAAGTCATTGGTCGTTGCAGATTGGTCAGGAATCGAAGCCCGAGTTAACCCTTGGCTCTCCAATTCCGATGCCGGTATTCAGAAGCTATCGCTCTTTGCACGAGGCGAGGACGTCTATAAAGTTAACGCAGCAGCAACCTTCCACATCTCTGTTGCCGATGTTAACAATGAGCAACGGCAAATTGGTAAAGTCCAAGAATTAGCCTGTGGCTTTGCAGGGGGTATAGGAGCGTTTGCTGCAATGGGACGCGCCTATGGCATTTTGTTACCTGAGCCTCAAGCCAAGCGAATGGTCACAGCGTGGCGTCTAGCGAATCCGTGGGCTACTCCGTATTGGCAAGACCTTGAAGAAGCGTACACAAGGGCGATGCGTAACCCCAAGCATGAGTTTAGTGCGGGTAGGGTTACCTATATGTTCGACGGCTTGCATCTTTGGTATGCTCTACCTTCGGGTAGAGTTCTTTGTTACCCATTTGCAAGGTTAGAAGAAGATGGTGTTACGTATGCGAAAGCCGCATGGAAGCCCGCAGCCGATGCAAAAGAATGGCCTAGAGCAAGACTATGGAAAGGATTGGCGTGTGAAAACATTACGCAAGCTGTTGCTAACGATTTACTGCGTCATTCTTTACGGGAGTTGGATAATGTTGTTCTCCACATCCACGATGAGATCGTGGTAGAAACCAATCAGCCAGAAGCGGTAATGCTCGAGATGAAGCGTGTGATGTGCAACGCGCCTGATTGGGCTACGGGAATACCATTAGATGTAGAGATTCATACGATGCAGCGTTACGGCAAATAAAAAGAAAAACCCCCTAGTGTTTAGCTAGGGGGCAAACCTCACGAAAGGTAGTCCAAATGAACTTTGTTGAATATATCATAGGCTTAGCACCCGAGGGTGAAACCGCTTTAATTGTTAGGCAAAAACCACAGTTAGATGGCAACGGCATGATGCAAGCCCACGCTGATGGCACTTTAAAGTGTACGTGGCCTGCTTTTCTGCCAACTGCCAAGACTAAGAAGGACTGGGCGATCTATGGCAATACAGGTTCGTTTATCCTAGACCGCTTTACCGATGGCAAGATATCCGCATCGTCTGCCAATTGTGAATACGTCCTTGTGATGATGTTAGATGACATCGGCACGAAGTCTAAAGAGCCACCACTTGCGCCTACATGGATTATGGAAACCTCAGAGGGTTCCTTTCAATGGGGATATGCGTTTAAAGAACAGCCAAATAAGGGCGACTTTACCGCAGCCATTAAAGCAATCGCTAAGGCTGGATACACCGATCCGGGCGCAACCAATGCGGTTCGCAACTTCCGTCTGCCTGGTTCGGTTAACTTAAAGCCTGGGCGTGATAGCTTTGCTTCCGTATTGCGTGAGTTCCACCCTGAGCGTGAATATAACCTTGAAGATATCTGCACCGCCCTTGATGTTGTACCTGACCCTGCCGACACCGCAACCAACATAGCTATCCGTTTAGCTGATACAGGTAAGGATACAGTCCTGACTTGGCTTAATGAGCGTGGTCTAGTGCTGTCTGCGCCTAATGGCGAAGGATGGGCGGGGGTCGTTTGCCCTAACAACGCTAGTCATACCGATGGCAACATCGAAGGGCGCTATAAGCCCCTTGATCGTAGCTACTGCTGTTTGCATGGTCATTGCATCGACTTTAGCTCGCAGATGTTTCTTGATTGGGTCGCTCAGAATGAAGGCCCGAAGGTCGATCATGGCTTGCGTGATGAGCTACTAGCAGAGAAGATGAACTCAGCGCTCTCCAAGCTAACCCCTAACGAGGTCTACAGGGATACGGGCGCTGAACTGATTGCCGAGGTTGAGCGCAAGGAATTAGGACGCATTGAGAAGGCGGATTGGTACAAGCGCTTTGCTTACATACAAGACGATGAGTCCTACTTTGATATGCAAGACCGACGTGAGGTCAGTCGCCAGACGTTCAACGCTTTGTTTCGTCATGTATCGTGCAAATCCCTTCATACAGGGCGCAAAGTAGAAGCATCCATTTGCTTTGATGAGAATCGTCAAGCAATGGGCGCCAAGGCGCTCGTTGGTGTGACTTACGCAGCAGGCGAAGATGTGATTGTATCCCGTGATGGCGACTTGTTTGGTAATCGTTGGCGTGACGCAAGACCAAGCGTCGCTCATGCTGACAACGCTGACATCTCTATGTGGATGAACCATTGTCAAGAGCTTGTGCCAGAGTCAGATGAGCTAAATCATATCTTTGATGTGATGGCTTTCAAAGTGCAACACCCTGAGATCAAGGTCAATCACGCTATTCTTCAC